TCGACCGGATGCTCCGCAGTTCGGCCCACATCATCGCGACGGGCCGGGCGAAAACCGAGACGGCGCAGGTCGATGACCACGGGCGGAAGAAGGTGGTCAAGCTCGGCATGAAACTCGAAAGCCGCGACGGTGCCGAGTATGAGTTCACGACCGTCCTCGACATCGTTCATGACGGGCACTTCGCGGTCGCTAGCAAGGATCGCACCGGCATTTTCGGGGGCGATCCCAAGCCGATCGGCGTGGAGACCGGAAAGGCTTTCGCCGAGTGGCTCGCGGGTGGCACGCCGACCGTGACGCCGCCGAGCGAGAAGTACCTCCAGGCGGGCGACTACATCGCCAAGGCGGCGACCGACGCGGATCTCCGCAAGGCGACCAAGGCGATCGACGGGTACGTGGTCGCCGGGCAGTTGACCAGCGATGAGTGGTCGCGTCTCACCGACGCGATCAACGAGCGGCTGGCCGCGATCGAGACCACGGCGGGCGAGCCCGCTGCGACTGAGTGAACGGAACGGAATCGACACCCCTACGGAAAGGACACGACAGAGATGGATTTCTTGATTGAAGAGCAGCAGACCGAGACCGTGACCCGCGAGCGGGAGATGGTGCCCCCCGGCAAGCACGTGATGAAGATTCGCTCGGCGAAGGAAGAGCCGAACGAATACAAGCGGAGCGACGCGAACCCGGCAGGCGACTGCCTCAAGCTCTGCCTCTCCACGGTGGAGGGCGACTACAAGTTCGTGTGGCACGACATCCCGAAGGATCTCGGGTGGATTGCCGCGAACCTCGCCGACGGCCTGGGCATCAAGGCGATCGACGGCCGGCTCTCGCTCTCGCCTGACGAGATCGAGGGGCAGGTGCTCACGGTGGAGATCAGCCACTACACGAGCAAGAAGGGCAACGTGTCGGCGGTCGTGAAGCGGTACGTGCCGGCGGCTGCCGCAGCAAAGCCGCCCGCGATCAAGGCGACGCCTAAGCCGCCGCCGGTTGAGCGTCTGCCCGGCGATGACATCCCGTTCCTCTGGCTCGTCGGTCTCGCGACCGCGTGCCTCGGGCTCGTTTGACGTTCCTCGGCACGCGGTTGCCCTGGTGGCTGGCAAGCCACATCCGCCGCCAAGCACCTCAGAGGCGATGTATCGGTGCAGTCGAGGCTCATACCTCCCGTGCTCGCGAGTGACTCGACCGGACGCGGCACGTTACGCCGCCAATACACCCCGAGGAGAGATGACGATGGCACTTGATAGGAAGACGATCAAAGCGACTGACACCGTGTTCGTCTCGTATGCGGGCTGCGATCACAGCGGCCCGTATGCCCGCGTCGATGGCGGCGAGGTTGTGGCGACGGGCGAGGATGGCTCGTTTGCCTACCGGCGATCTGACGGCGGCAAACTCGACAGCGTGCCCGCCTACTGGGTCTGCACAGTTCACGCCACCGAGGCGGAAGCCTGGGAGGCGAACGCCGACCGGCTCATGCGTATCGCTGGCGAAGTCGCGGCGAAGGCTGACGAGTGCCGGGCGAAGGCGATGCCGGGGGTGACCGCATGAACTGGCAGATGCCTGTCGGCCCGAAGTCGATCGTCGGCGTCGGCTCTGCGGTGGAGATCGTGTTGAGCCGTGTCGAGTACATCGCACAGCACGGCAGTCAATGCAACCAACAGAAGCTGCTGGGCGAGGCGATCCAGTACGCGAGGCTTCTGCGACGGTGGGTGCATGAAAACGAGCCGAGGTACGAGCGGAAGGATGACGGGGATCGCAACGGCAAGCCTGGGCCGATGAGCGACGGGTGAACAGGAGAGAACAGCATGAACGGCAGACGCGTCATCGATCACGGCTCATGGAACGAAACGATCATCGACCTTCCTGACGGCGGCCGGGTCACGATCATCCGCGAGAAGAGCCCGCAGCCCGTGCCCGAGATCCGGTTGCCCATCAACGGCGGCCGGGGCACGGGGCTCATCGGAATCATGGAAGCCAATGCGGAGAGCGATTGGGCGGCGGAAGACATCACGACCGAATGGGATCGCGAGTGGGGGATCAAGGCATGATTGCAGCATCTGACCGATACACAGCGTTTCTCGAAACGAAGCAGCAACTCGACGGCGACCACGGGTTTACGCCCGACTTCCTGCCGGGATGGCTCTTCGACTACCAGCGACATCTGATCGAGTGGGCTTGTCGCAAGGGTCGCTCGGCGATCTTCGCCGACTGCGGCATGGGCAAGACCCCGATGCAGTTGGTGTGGGCCGAGAACATCCGCCAGCAGACCGGCAAGCCCGTGCTGATCGCCACCCCTCTCGCGGTCAGCTACCAGACCGTCGAAGAGGCGAAGCGGTTTGGCATCGAGGCGGTGCGGTCAACGGGCGGAAAGCCCGAAGCGGGCATCGTGGTGACGAACTACGAGCGGCTGCACAACTTCGACCAGGGCGACTACGGCGGCATGGTCTGCGACGAGTCGAGCATCCTCAAGAACTTCGACGGCTCGACCAAGGCTCTCGTCACTGAGTTCATGCGACTGATCCCGTACCGTCTGCTCTGCACCGCGACCGCCGCACCGAACGACTACCACGAGCTCGGCACGTCCAGCGAAGCCCTCGGCTATCTGGGCTACCAAGACATGCTCTCGCGGTTCTTCAAGGAGGATGTCATCAAGGACTACCTCGGCTGGGGTCGCAAGAGCTACCGCTTTCGCGGTCACGCGGAGGAGCCGTTCTGGCGGTGGGTCTGCTCGTGGGCTCGGGCGTGCCGCAAGCCCTCCGACCTCGGGTTCGATGACGGCAAGCTAGTGCTGCCGCCGCTCCGCGAGCACGAGCACGTCGTGCATAGCAGCAAGACGCGGGCCGGGATGCTGTTCTCCCTGCCAGCCGACACCCTGCAAGAGCAACGCGAAGAGCGTCGCATCACGCTCGAAGACCGCTGCGAGGCGGCGGCCGGGCTCGTGGCATTGCACCCTGGATCGTCGGTCGTGTGGTGCCATCTGAACGACGAGGCGGACCTGCTTGAGCGGATTATCCCTGACTGCCGTCAAGTCAGCGGCTCGCAGAGCGAAGACGAAAAGGAAGAGCTTCTGCTCGCGTTCCAGGCTGGGCAACTCAAGCGGCTCGTCACGAAACCGAAGATCGGCTGTTTCGGATTGAACTGGCAGCATTGTCACCACGTCGTGACGTTCGCTTCCCACTCGTGGGAGCAGTACTACCAAGCTGTGCGGCGGTGCTGGCGGTTCGGACAGACGCAGCCCGTCGATGTGCATGTCATCGCCACCGAGGGCGAGGTCGGCGTGCTCGCGAATCTGAGACGCAAGGCGAACGCCGCCGACCGAATGTTCGAGTCACTTGTGCGGCACATGGGCAACGCCCTGGCCGTCGATCACCGCAGGACGTTTCCCCATAGTGAAAGGATTCCGAAATGGCTGTCAGCGAGCAAGTAATCACCGACGAGTACGCGATTTACAACGGCGACTGCTGCGAGGTGCTCCAGAGCATCCCCGACGAGTCGGTACATCTCTCGATCTACTCGCCGCCGTTCGCGGCGGATGGTGCGGGGTGCTTGTACCACTACTCCAGTTCCGAGCGTGACCTCTCAAACTGTCGCAGCCATCAAGAGTTCTTCGACCACTACGCCTTTGTGGTCGGCGAGATCCATCGCGTGACGATGCCGGGCCGGTTGTCGGCGGTTCATTGCATGGACATCCCGAGAAAGACCTCGCCCGGCGGGCTGGTGGATTTTCCCGGCGAGATCATTCGCCTTCACGAGTCGCTCGGCTGGCGGTTCTGGTGCCGTCACTTCATTTGGAAGGAGCCGCTCGGCGTCCGCAACCGCACGATGGCGAAGGGACTCGCCCACAAGCAAGTCGTGACCGACGCGAGCCTGTGCGACGTGGCATCGGCGGATTGCCTGTTGCTCTTCCGCAAGGAGGGCGAAAACCCGGTGCCGGTCGCGAACCCGAATGGGCTGCTGGAGTACGCAGGCGAGAGGGAGATTCCTGCCGAGTTGCTCACGTATCGCGGGCACAAAGGCAAGCAGGTCGAGAACCGCTACTCGCACTGGATCTGGAGGCAGTACGCGTCGGCATTCTGGGATGACATTCGCCTGGAGCGGACGCTCCCCTACAAGCAGGCCCGCGAGGACGATGACGAGCGGCACATGCACCCGCTGCAACTTGATGTCATCGAGCGGATCGTGCATCTGCGCAGCCTGCCCGGCGAAACGGTGCTGACCCCTTTCATGGGCGTCGGCAGCGAGGCATACGGGGCCTTGCTCAACGGTCGCAAAGCGATCGGTGTGGAGCTCAAGCCCGCCTACTACCGGCAAGCGATGAAGAACATGGAAGAGGCCGCGCGGGGCAGAAAGGTCGAGACCACCCTCTTCGACGCGGAGGCCGTGGCATGAAATGGCTCCTCTCCCTCTGCCGCCCCCGTCCCTCCCGCGATCTGCGGCAACTCGCCGAGTCGCTGGAGGCTGAGAACGAGCGGCTCCGCGAGGAGAACCGGCGACTGCACACGCTCTGCCGGTGCCTACGCGATGTCAACGAACACCTCGACAAGCGGCTGCTCGCGGAGGAGACGCGATGACAACCTTCACCGAACTCGCCGAGCACTACCTCGCGGGCCGCAGCGTCTCGCCTGCGTATGGGCGGCACGTTCGTGCTATCGCGGCGCGGGCCGGAACCATCGGCAGCGACAAGCTGAACCGCTACCTCGCCCGCCGCCTGGAGCAAGTCAGCGGCATCACCGCCCGTAACGAGCGGACGATCCTGCTCTCGGTCTGGTGCCACGCGTACCACTCGGGCAGGGTCGAGGAAGCCCCTCGCGGGATCGGCAAGCTCCGAGCCCGGCGGAAGCCCACGAAGGCGTGGACGGTGCCGCAACTGAAGACGCTGGTCGATGCGACCCGGAAGCACGACGGTCGCCGACTCCGCACCGGGGCGGATCGCGGGGCGTTCCTGCGGGCGTGGGTCTTGCTGGGCTACGAATGCGGAGCCCGCATGGGCGATCTCTTTGGGTTCCGCCGCGAGCACATCGACGGCGACTCGCTCGCGTGGACGCAGGCGAAGACGGGCGAGCCGCTCACGCGGGTGCTCACGCCCGCCTGCTTGGATGCGATCGACGCGATGCTCGCGAAGTCGCCCGACGGCACGATCCTCGGGTGGGCCTGCGGCAAGCGGCAAGCCTGCCGGCTGATGCGGGAGTTGCTGGACGAGCTCGGGATCGGCGGCACCTCAAAGTGGCTGCGACGCTCGGGGGCGACCCATTGCGAGATGGAGCAGGCCGGCAGCGGGCGGCTGCACCTGGGGCATCGGTCGCCCGCACTGTTCGAGCAAGCCTACTGCGATTGGTCGCAGTTGAGGACGAAGACGCCGAGGACGCCGGCACTGGTTTAGGAGGGCTCAAGGATGAGCAACGACACGATGCAAACTGCGATTGCGACTCTGCCGCCGGCCGAAGGCGAGGCGGTTTCCGTTGATGTCACGTCGGTAACACGGCTGAAGCACGCGGAACTGTGGCAGGCGTGCAAGGCGTTCTGCCATGGCCGATACGGCGGTCAATCCGCACTGGCTCGGCATCTTGGAGTTCCTGCCTCGGAGTTCGGGATGTGGCTCAATCTGAAATCGTGCCCGCCAAAGTCGCCGACACGAGGCTGGCCGGAGGATCGGATTTCCAAACTCGAAGGTCAGTTGATCGAACTCACTGGCAGAACCTTAGAGCAACTCTTTCCCGAGGAGTTGCGCCGCAGCGTGGCGTTTCTTCAGGCACCGAAGGTGTATGAGCAGACTGCATCGGTGCGGACAGATGCGATGGAGCGGTATGCGATTGCGACCGCCGAGAGGATGCGGCTTGCGGCGACGCCGGTGCTGCAGTCCGAGCATGACGAGATGACCAGCGACATTCGCTCGGCATTGGAGACGCTCACGTATCGCGAGCGACAGGTGGTGCTCATGCGTTACGGACTTGCCGACGGGCATCAGTACACGCTTGAGGAAGTCGCGTCTGCTTTTGGCGTTTCCAGAGAGCGCATTCGCCAGATTGAGGCCAAGGCGATTCGCAAGTTGCAGAAGCCCAGCGTGCAAAAGTTCTTGGAGGAACGGTGGTCATGAGCGAATACACGATCGACCTACCGCTTTTCCAGCGGCACAGCATCACCTCTCGGGCCGCCGCCGAGGCGATGACGCCGACCACCATCAACGCGTGCCACAGGAAGGTACTCGACTACCTCGCCGATCACCCCGAAGGGGCGACCGATGAGCAGATGCAACTCGGCATCCCGATGTCGCCGAGCACCCAGCGGCCCAGGCGGATCGAGCTTGTGGCGAAGGGGATGATCGTCCAGGCGGGCGAGGGGAAGACGAATAGCGGACGGCGGGCGGTGAAGTGGAGGGCGAAGGCATGAGTAGGAGCAAGAGTGTTGTTCTTCAGCGATGGCGGGACATGGCGGAAGGCAAGGAAAAGTATTCTGCGTACCTATGTAGTCGCGAGTGGTCTGTTCTCAAAGAGCAGGTCAGGGCTCGAAGCGGCGGAATCTGCGAGCGATGCACGATCAATCCGATGGATCATGTGCATCACTTGACCTATGAGCGTAAATACCGCGAGGAACTGCAAGACCTGCAGGCTTGCTGTAAACCGTGCCACGATTTCATTCATGCCAAGTCAGATGCTGACCCTGCTGCAGATCGCCCGGCTGTTCTCCCTTGGTGCGGGCGCAAGGTTAAGACGTTTTATTTGGCCGGAAAGATTACCGGGACGCATTGGCGAGACGAAATCGTACCTGAGTGGTCTGAAGAAAATCACTCTGCGAACTATCAGCAAGCTTTTGTTGACTACGACTGGGACAAAAGTTGGTGCACGGTTCCGTGCGTTACTTGCGTACTGAATGGAATATATCTTCACTACGCTGGCCCGTGGTGGCGTGATGTCACGGGCGGGCATGGAACGTCATATAACTCAACATCACCTCATGGATACTCGTGCTCCTACGAGTCACAAGACAGCGAAGGCAATCCGCTGCCTCTTCAGTCGCGCGAGGTTGCTAAAAGGCGAGATGAGGTAGCAAGTGCCGTAGCGTACGCAATCGCTGAGTCAGATCTGTTCTTCGCCTGGATTGACTCGGCCGATTGCTACGGAACCCTTGTCGAGATTGGTTACGCCAAGGCTCTGGGCAAGGTTGTTGTAGTCGCCACTAGCTCTTACTTGCCCGCCAGCATTGCAGACGAGATGTGGCTGGCTATTGAGGCGGGCTACCGCATTACGGCAGACACACCTGCGGCAGCGTGGCATGAGTTCTGGCGGCTGGCACAGTACGAAATCGACCACAAGCGAACATCAAAGGGAGCCACGGATGGCACGCCAAACGGTTGACCACTACATCCCGTTCTTCGGTCGCGACTTCTACGCGAGCACCGCCATGTGGACGGCCGAGGAGGTCGGGCACTACATGCGGCTCCTCATCATCCAATGGGATGCCGGGAGCCTGCCGTCGGATCTCGCCCGCCTGGAGCTCGTCTCCCCTGGCGTCGGCAAGGTGTGGGATCTGCTCGTGGAGAAGTTCCCGCTCGGGGAGGACGGGCTGCGGCGGAACCACCGGATGGAGGAGCACCGGATCAAGGCTTCCGAACTCCAGGCCGCTCGGTCTGAGGCTGGCAAGATCGGCAATGAAAAGCGGTGGGGTGATCGCAAAGCGATCGCAAGCGGATCGCAAAGCGATCGCAATGCGATCGCAAACGGTATCGCAAAAACATCGCCTCCATCCCCATCCCCATCTCCATCCCCAAATACAAATCCAACCGCATCCCAAAACGAAGAAAACTCACACACACACACCGCCTGCGGCGACGATTTTCGGCAGCCAGGATGGGCCGCAGACGAGTGGGCGAGGTTCGTTGCTGTCTGGAACCAGACGGGTCGTGCGGCCCGCTGGGAGCCCCTCATAGCCCCGTCGGCGTGGGTGGACTATGCGGCGTCGCCCGGCTGGCAGCAGCGGGCATACGCCGCCCTGGAGCGTCTGCCGGGGTGCGAGTTCTTCCAGACCCCGCTGGCGGTCACGAAGTTCTTCGAGTTTGTGGATCGCATCTTGGCGGGGGAGTTTGACAGGCAACGGCAGGATGGACGGCGGCCCAAGCAAAGGACAGGAGGGAACCTGTGAGGACGTGGGAGGAGAACAAGACCGCGATCAATCAACTCTGGCCGAGCCACGAGTGGAGCGACGAAGAGGCGAAGCTCGTGCGGGAGGATCTCTCACCGCTCGATCAGCCGACGCTCTATGACGCGATCCGCAACGCCAAGCGGAAGCACGACACCCCGTTCGTGCATCTGAAGTGGCTGCTCGATGAGTACCGCGAACTCTCGTCATCCAAGCGGCACGCGTTGAAGGCGAGCAAGCCGAAAGACCCGAAGCTCCAGATCAGCATCGATGACGATCTCGACCGGAAGTTATCGGCCGACTTCGTTGCATGGATTGACGATTGCGACCCCGAGCACTTCGGCGAGGTCGAGACCAAGGTGCTCGACAAGCTCCCGCAGATGCACTCGCTCTCGGCTCTCAAGGTTTTGAGTTACGCCCGGTCGAGATTGCTGGGGCAGGAGACCCAGTTCGGACGGGTCACACGGTCGGGCGAGATTGAGCCCATCCAAGTTCTTCGCAAGGAGGTCACATGACCACGACGGCTCGACCGCCGCTGACGAAGCGGCAGAAAGCGGTGTACCGCTGGATCGTGAACACCTACGCGGAGCGAGGCTACGGCATCGGCGTCCGCGAGATCGGCGAGGCGTTCGGGTGGGCGTCGCCTTCGGCGGCGTACTGCCACCTCGTGTACCTCGAAAAGCGGGGCTACGTGACACGCGTTCCTGGCCGTGCGAACAGCATCGTGCCGATCGGGGGTGACGAATGAGACGCCGCCCCCTCGCTTCCTCGGTGGTCGCCAATCTCTGCGAGGCTCACTCGTGGGATGACGATTTGAACGACGGTGCTCGCCGAGCCCTGGAGCTCGCCCATCACCACATCCGCCGGCTTGCAGCCCGAGCCTCGCGGTGTGCGATGCGGGCCGAGCATTTCGAGGCGAAGTGCGAGCGGCTCGAAGCCGACAACCGCCGGATGGCTCAGTACCTCCAGACCCTGCTGGGTCAGAAAGGCGGTGCCGCATGACGATCGAACAACTCACGCTTGTCTGCGTGGGAGTGCTGGTGAACGGATTGACCTTTGCCCTCGGGCTTCTCTCGGGGGCTTCCCTACGTCGAAAGGATTTGACCCATGACCGCGACCGCAACCAAGCCCGCCAAGGTTCGCAAGACCCGAACTGGTGGCATCGTGCTCAACGCCGCGACGCTCGCAAGGGCGATTCGTGAGGTCGAGCCAGCGGTGCCCAGCCGCAGCCCTAGGCCGGTGCTCCAGAACGTGCTGCTCGCCGACGGGCACCTGACGGGCACCGACCTCGAACTGCGGATCTCGGTGCCGCTGCCCGAGGCGACCGGCCCTGCGATGCTCCTGCCGTTCGCCCGGCTGAAGGCGATCGTCTCGACCTTGCACCCGACCGATGCGGTTCACATCACCGCCGACGGGACGAAGTGCAAGATCGAGGCTCGCGGGGGCGAGTGGACGATTCCCGTCGAGGATGCCGGCGAGTTCCCCCCCGCGACCGCGACGGGCGGCACGAGCATCGGCCGGCTGCCGGCCGATCAGTTCGTGTCGCTGGTGAACGCGGTGCGGTTCTCGACCGACACCGAGAGCAGCCGCTACGCCCTCGGGGCGGTGTGCGTGGAGTTCGAGCGGGGCAAGTCGGATTCCGAGACCGGGCTGATCTCGTTCATCGCGACCGACGGGCGGCGGATGAGCGTGGCGGCTGCCGAGGTCGCGAGCCAGGATCTCGACAACTCGCAGACGCTGGTGCCGTCGCGGGCGATTGCCGCCCTGGTGCGGCTCGCGGGCGGGGGCGAGGCGGTGCAGATGCTGGCGACCGACACTGAGTTCGTCGCGATCGTCGGCACGTATGACGAGGAGACGGGCGTGACGGGCACGACGCTTCACGCTCGGCTGACCGAGGGACGGTTCCCCCGGTGGCGTGACGTTGACCAGCAGCACGAGGTGCCCGCGAGCACTGCGATCATCGGCGATCTCCTCCATGCCATCCGTATGGCGGAAATCTGCACGAGCGAGAGCAGCAAGAGCGTGACGTTGACGGTGACGCCCGAGGGCATCGACCTCGCGGCCCAGGCCGCCGAGACCGGGCAGGCTCAGGTTCACTGCGATCTCGTGACGGCGGGCCAGCCGGTGACGGTCAGGATCGATCCGCGATTCGCGTCGCAGTGGCTGGCGTGCGGTTCGTTCGACATGGCCGAGGCGGTGCGGTTGGAAGCCGTCGATGCTCAGTCGGCGGTCGTGCTG